ACAATTGAATAAAATTATTTGTATCAGTCGAGTCTAGTGGTATTTTTTCTAGTTTTGTAAAAATACTAAATCTATCTGCACCCGGAGCAGCATAATTGGAAAAACCTTGTGCGTTATCATATAAATCTTCATCATCAAACGCTGTTCTAATTTCTTCAAATATTCTTAGTCCAACTTTGGCACTTGGAATATTAGAATATGGGTCTAGATATAAGACACATGTGGGAACATCTACAAAATACCCCCTAATGTAATAAACACCCTCTTCTAGATAAACTGCAGATGCTTTGTAAGTACTATTTTGAGAAACTGTCGCAGCAAATCCTTGTCCCCTTTGAAGTAAAATTTCAGTAATATTTTCATTTTCTAATGTAGTTCTATCAATTACTGTTACATCCTCGTCGGCTAATAATATTTCACCATCAATAAAAGATTTACTGGAATTAGTTTGTGAGTCTGAAGATAAGTACTTTACAATTAATGTAATTCTTTTTATATCCCCAGATATGTCCAAATAGTCTTGAATTTCTGCAGTAATCCCACTTTTACTTCCTCTTATTTTTGTTCCAATTAAACTATCAAGATATAAATTAGTCGGAAGTCCTTGATAAGTGTCTTCTAAAATTACGCTATTTAAATCATTTTTATAAATTATATTGCCAGGAATAACAACAGATCCCTCTTTAAAAACGTGATTTCCAAACTTTTCAATTTGACCTTGCAGAATAGACTGTAAGGTAGTTAATTCTCTTGCCTGAATAGGATATCCTGGTTTAAAAAGTACTTTATAATATTCATTTCTTGGATCAAAATCATCAAAATATGGAGAGACGTTGAGATTAGTTTCCTGTGGCATAATTCTTTAGAATTGCAAAATGACTTTAATATCTTCTTTTTGGTTTTGTGATCTAGTAATTGATGGTCTATTATCGACGTAAATAATATTTCCTGAGTATTTTTTAACCTCCGGATTTGATATTCCACCAATAAAAGACTGTCCAAGATTATATGTTCTATTATTTATCGAGGTAGAGACGCCCGTAAAGGTGCTGTCAATATAAAGATTAGTTCCGGTTATAAATGTAGTCCCTCCCGTACCTACAGAACTTGTAAATCGATTTAAATTAATTCCATAAGTTGGGGAAGCATTTTGAGATCCATCTGTATTAAACCCAACAAGACTTTTATCCTGCCAGTATTTCAAAACGCCCGTGTTTTGATCATAAGAAATTACTCTACCAACTGCTGTTGTACCGGTGCTTATGGTTTGGGTAAATCTTGAATTTGTACTAAAACTTGCAGTGTCATATCCTGTTCCGGCAAGTTTTAGTGCATAAACTGCGCTTGCTTTGTCTATACCTAATAATGTAGATGAATTATACGATTGGGGATTTTCCACAATTCCAACTCTAGCAATCTTATTTCCCGTTATAAAATCTGGGTTTTCTAAATCGTTTTCTATTCTAGAGTAAATGAGAACATTATGTGCGCCAAGTTCTCTATAAATATCATGTCCATGTCCACCTTTTGGTGGAATAATAACATCAAAAGTTGGGGTTGTTGTTCCTGTCGGGACGTTTCCGCCGACTAAATCAACAGTTCCGTAAGTATATCCATCTCCCCCAGAGGAAACAGTAATTGATTCTATTTTAGAGTCGGAGTTGATTACGATGGTTGCTTTGCCTCCAGTTCCATCTCCTTTAATTGGAACGTTTGTATATACCCTATCTGCTGTACCTAGTCCTACGCCACGATTTGTAATTGTAACTATTTTAAGTTGATTATTAGTAGCAGATGCATTTGCTCTTATTGCAGAATTATCGGAATTAGTTTCCCAATTTTTGGGAACCGGTACAAAATTAATTGTATCAAATTTTACAAATTCGCTTGGTTTAATAGTGTAAAGATACTTCCAAATATATCCATCGTTACTATCACCTGCTGGTTTTGGTTCTAAATCTATGAAAGTCGGTTCATCGAGAGATGGTCTTCCTTCTGGATTTTCCGGATCTGTTCCATTTTGTAGGCAGATATAAACCCTATAATCACTATTAATTACGTAATAATTTGCGGAATATAAACTTGTTGCTCCAGATGGTTTTGAAGTCCTGGTTCTACTGATATCATGACGGTACATATCATAAGTAGTTCCAGAAGACCATGTTATTTTTCTAACAACTTGGTTTACATCGGTTGCTTTAATTTTTTTTAAAGCAACCATAGTATCCCAGTAATCATTTTCTTGCTCAAAACTATCTTTTGGTGACGGTGGATTACTTTCCCATCCAGAAGAATAATCAGTTGCATTAGTTAAACCAACAAAAGCATAATAAGAATTTGACGAAGAAGTTGCTGCAGAAACAAAATTCTTCGCATTCAAAATTCTTAATTGGTCAGTTATAATTGCAGACATTTTACGGTTTTTTATCTATTTATGAGGTTGAATAACCAACATACTTTAATTTATTATATCTTTGGACTATGGGCGAAGTTGAAATACCTCCAACATTTGCATAAGTAATAAATTCTTCTGGATTTTTTCGAATTGGCGTTAATATTCTTCCCCAACTATATTCTCCATAAAAACTACTAAACCCAAGACCACTTAGTCCATTATAATCCGATACACTCACTGTAACTTTAGCAACATTAGTAATACCAACTCCGGGCACTGCAGTCTGTGCGATAGAAACTGCAGCAACTTGATAGATATTATCTATAAATGTTGTTCCTACGCCCACAATATTGCCAGATGAATTGAGTGAAGTTAATCCTTTACCAACATTTGACGTGGATACTACAAAGTAATAACCCGTTTGAATACCACTGATTCCTGTTGTTGCAATGCCAACCTTGACGGTTTTGCCGTCTCTTAAAATGGAATTACTTGGAATAAAGAAATCAAATACTATTCCGGTTGACGCAACACCCACGGAAGTGGTTTTAATACCAGTAATCACTCCAAAGTCTCCTTCATAAGAAACTTTATCAATAATTTCATATTTGAAGGATGGTGGATCAATTAAAACAGCTGGTGGTTCTGTGATAGAGTATCCAAGTCCAGCAACAGTTATTGCAATCCCTGTTACAACTCCTCCCGATATAGTTGCAAGTGCTCTTGCAGTATTTTGAGATGTAGTTGTTCCAAATCCAATTGGACCCGCAATTGTTACTAATGGTGCAGAGGAGTATCCCACACCCCCATTAGTAATTGCAATAGAAGAAATAGTACCAGAAGTTGAAACTATTGCAGTAGATATTGCAGAAGTTATAGTATCTTGAGATACAATGAGTATTTTATTTTGTGGTTTTTCGTTAGTTCCGTCATGAACATATTCTTTTTCACTATCAAAAAATGCTTTGACACTTTCAACAAAAATTGCGGTAGATGCAATACCAATATTTTGAATTATGTTTGTAGTAGGTTGAATATAGGGTTCATAGATAGATCTATCTTTCCCAACATAAAAACCATTTACAGTGCGATCTTCAGTTTGTCGGCACCAAGTCAACGGTCTAATTAAGTTTTCATTTGACGAAACTCCAGGTCCTGAATATAAATTAGTATTAATTATATCAGAAGAAACAATATCAGTTACTACCCTATCTTCTTGAGTAAGATTGATGCTATCATCTGTCAGTAAAACATCATCTCCAATCTTGATTGTTTCTAAAATATCAACATCTTGTGTGTCCAAATCACCAGTCCCTCTATAGAACAATATTCTTGAAGTGTCGCCTTCCTTTGGAGCTTCTGTAAACCTTATAATACTGCCTCCATTAAAGGTGTATCCCTTTCCTGGAACTTGAAGAACATCATTGATGAAGACCAGTAAAGTTGCTTGAACTTCTTCTTTTGTTAATTTTTTGGACCTAATTGTTGTCTGATTGCCATTGATAAGGATTGGGAATGATTTTCTATTTCCATCAAATAAAGTATCTAAAGGATCAATTACTTGAAGTCTACCGACTGACCAAGAAGCAAACTTATCAGACTGAACTTTATCTACTGTAATTTCAAATTTAGAAAAACTTAATGAAGTATCTGTTGGGATGCCTGCAGTTCCTCCAATGGAAACCGTTAAAATATCATTTGGTTTATATCCATAACCTAAGTTTTTCAACTCAAATGAAATTACACTAGATCCCTGCCCAACAACAATATCCACAAAAGCACCAGTTCCGACACCAGATGGTGATTGAGAACTATAAATCAAAGGAATATTTGAATATGATAGTGGAGAATCAAAAATAACAATTGGTGGATTTGATGAAGTATATCCGATACCTGGATTGGTAATAGAAACACCAACTATACGACCATTACTTACTGACGCAGTTCCAATGAATTCTATATTTGGAATTCCTGTGCTTTCTGTTTTAACACCAACATTTACGACAGTTTGAACTCCTACTCTGTAACCAGATCCACTATTTCCAATGCTAATAGATTGAATTGTGCCTGCAACTGATACTATCGCAGTTCCACCTGCTGCTACAAGTGGTTGATATCCAAATCCTTCAGTAGACCCTACTGACAAAATAATTCCACCTCTGGGAATATTTGCAGTATTTACATCATATATTGTTGATGCAGAAGTTCCAACAAAAGTAATACTCGTAATTCCTGCACTTTCTGTTAAATCATAACTATCAACTATGTTTATAGTGCTTGGGCCTTGGAATATGTCATTAATCAAAACGATCGCATTATCCGTTGATATTCCGGTAATATTAGATCCTTCAGACTTTAAAGTAAAGGTTTTGCCTATACCATTAAAATTACTTGAAATATCATCAAAAATATAATTTTTATTATACGGTTCAATAGAAGTGTCTTGTTCTCCAGATCTCAAAAATATTCTTCCACTAAATGATGATCCTGTCTCAATTCCAGTATAATCAATCTCATCTGCTCTATTTGTGGGATTTAAAATAGGGACTTTTCCATAAGGAGCTTCATCAAAATAAATTGTGTTATCAACAATATTATAGTTTCCTAAAACTTTTTTAACAAGAGAAGATGATGAGTGTGTTGACAACCCAGTTCCTAACCATGGTCTTATAACTGAAACTGAATTTGTGCTTCCAACACCAACAGAGGCGACCCTCATAATTTCATTGTCAATTTTAAGTAAATCTCCTCCAGATATTGAGTTAATTCCCGAAATAGATATTTCAGAATCGAAGAAACCTACATTTTTTGATAAAGTAGTTGTAACTGCAGTTGATGTAATTGGAGACTGAATTATATTATCAATACTGATGAGTGATTTTTTATTTTGATTTTTTGAAGTAAATATATGAGAACTTCCAATTCCAACTGCGGATATATTTAAAATAGTTGGAATAGACTTTAGTGCATTAGAAGCAGTATCCGCCAGTTGTATATTTAAATTATCAACTTTAACTGCATATAAAGTAGATGGTAGTTTATCAGTTGTTCCTATTCCCGCTATAGTTGTTTCTGCTATTCCTATTGGACCAGACCCTGCGCCCGAATATGAATAATTTATTTCTTCACCCGTAACAAAATTATGATATGGAATCAGAATGGTATCTTTTGTAATATTTACTATAGAAGAATTACTTCCATCAAAATATCTTTGGAAAATTGGTATATTTTGATATTTTAAATCAAAACTTTTTTTGATATCATTGTCTGTGCCAATGTAAGTCTCATAATCATAACTTAAACTTCCATTATTTAAAGATAGTTGAATTGATTCATCTATTAAGTATAATTGCGTTTGGAAAACCTTTACATCAACATCAATATTTGCAATAGGTGTAAAATATGTATTTGTGATAGATCCAGAAATTCCAGCAGTTATTATTCCTAAGGACGATGAAGTGTTTAAATTTCCAAATTCTACAATATAACACTGATTATTGAATGTATCCGTAATTGTTAAAAATTCAGACACTTGATATTGTGAATTAGTTTCATCCTCAATACTAATAATTGAGTATGAACAGTTATTCATTACATTTGAATAACTTGCGATTGTGTTTGCAGTCGGTGAAGGACTAGATGAAATTGATACTGAAGAAGAATCTAAAGTAGCACCACCGATGATTTGTGTTCCTACGCCACTCAAACTTGTATTAGCAAGTGAAACATTGAATGTATTAACAACATAATCAACAGATGTTGTATCATATGGTATTAAATCAATTACCACATTATTTCCTGAAATGTAGGCATCATATGTTCCTATACCTGATGTAGATCTTTGTACAAAAGTATCAGTTGTTATTTGCCCATAATCAAGTAATAAAACCTCAGAATCATTATGGATGTATGTTAGTTCATCATACTCATAATAAGATGAGTTTGTTGCCCCAATTTGGACCAAAACTTTAGAAGATCTATATGTGGATGCGATACTGGCGATTGTTTCTCTATTAGATCCTGTTGATATTGTTGCTGTGTCTGTATTGACACGGACTGATGTTCCTAAGTTAGTTGTTCCTACACCACTAACTACATCATTAAGTGAAAAAGATAAGTTTGATATGTAATAATCATTAAATCTAAATTTAATTGGATAAAATAAAAGATTCCCTTTATTTCCTGTGATATTAAAATCAAAAAATCCCAAATCATTTAAAGAGTTCATTCCATATTGATTTAAAAATCCATTAGTGTCATTATGAATCAATGACACTAAAGAAACTTGGACTTCACTTGATGATCTTCTATCTTTTACTAAAGTAATGTACTTTTTAGATCTAACATCATCAAGAGTAAAGGAATCTACTATACCAAAGTTTGTTGCTCTGGGATTGCTATTAAATTGTCCAGAAATATCATCGATCATTAAAACTTTATTGCCAATAGATTCAATGTAGTCTTGAATAATCCTAGAATTGAATAATATTTCATTTGATTTAATATTACCATCGATTAGAAGATTATTTTCCGAGGCAAGGTCAAAATCATAAACGCAATTTAAATCAATGACTCTGGATAAATCTGCAATACCAATAAAATCACCTTGATTTTGATTTGTAGAAATTCCTACATTTTCTTGTAATGAATCTACAATTAAACTACCAAATTTTTTAAATCCTGCAGTATGATTTAAAGCACTTACAGGATTGTCCCATGTACTTAAATCTTTTTTTGATCTAAGCGCATATGAAAAATATTGATAATAATCACTATCGTGTATTCTTTGAAGGTCATTATTCAAAAATCCAGTTTCTGTATGCCAACCTTTCTTAACTAAAGAAGTTGCATCAACTTTGTAGTCAGTTTCAAATGACAATATTTCTTTAATAATACCAACTGAATTTGTTGTTTCTCCTAATATGGACTCTCCTACAGCAAAATCATCAATTGTGGAAACTTTGAGGTATTGGTTAGTTTCATCCCAAGATTCTACTTTTCCGGTTGATGTAGGTGAATAAACAGTTTCTCCTTTATAAAAATTATTCTTTTTAAGAACAGGGTCAAAAATTGGAAAATGAGATTCTGGAATTATTTTTCCTGCGGAATATATGCTACTAAATGTACCAGGAACTTCGCCATCTTTTAGATATGAGGATAAATTGTAAGTGACTGTTCCAATAGTTCCTCCAATATTTGGGTCTACTGCAGTGAGAGTGAAAAGAGCATAATCATAATTTGAAGAATTGTATCCCTTTCCAGTAGTAGCAATTCCTACACTTGTATTTTCAATTAAAACTTTACTTCCAACTGCAAAGGGGTAATCTTCGGGGTCACTAAAACTTGCACCTAAAGTTACTATTACGTCTTTTGATGTACTATTAAATACAATATTTTTTATTTTGACGCCATTAGAATTATTTGTTGGTATTATTTTTGGTTTTGGATTGCTACTGATTGTTTTATTGTTTCTTTTTATGGTTACAGTAGAGTCTCCCAATTTGTAAAATAAATCAATATCATTAATAACTCTATTAGTCAACCCATCAATAACTACAAGTGAGGGTGCAGTATTATAATTTCTTCCAATGGAAGAAATTCCAATATAATCAAATGAAGATAGTGGTTCTAATACTAGAAAACTTGGGAATTTTGCTATTGGTCTAACACTATAATCTGAAGAATATTCAAATCCAATATCTTCAATTTCAACTTCTTTTACTTTTCCGATGGAAGTAGAACTAGGATCTAATACTCCACCAGATCCTTCATCCGATAAAATTGAAATAATATTAGGGAGTGATTTATACTCACCACTTTTTAAAACCAAGGTTTCTTGGATAGGACCTTTTGCACTTAAAGAATTTGTATAATATTCTACATCGTTTGAATATGATGTAGATTCTGGAATTGATAATACATTATAACTGAAAGTGTTTGAAGAAATAGCGACAATGGAATAATTTCCATCATACCCACTTTGACTTAGAGTTATTTTATTTGAACCAATTACTTCATCATCTTGTATAATATCTTTTTTAATTTGGGAATTTAAATTTAAATCAATAGGAATCAGAGTATAATAAAATTCTGTTGGTACATAATCCTTTAAATTTAATGTAATTTTTGCTTCGGAGTCAATTCCAACTTTTCCAGATTCTGTTACTTGAAAAATACTTATATCAAATTCTTCATTAAACTTTTTATCTTTATAAAATTTAAGATCAAATGCAGGATATGAGATTGAATTATTTTTATAAGACAATGAAGAATCTGATAAGTCAAAAACTACTGTTTGATTTTTTGTTAAATTTAAAGGTGGGTTGATTGGTAAAATGGACCCTGAAGATGAAGAATTTATATCAATAACTTCTGGATTTGATTTTGTAGCTTGATAAAAACTATTTGCTAGTTTAATTCTATTTGAATCTATGACAACGACGTGATAAATTTCTTGGTCAGTTAAACCAGTTGCTGGGGAAGGTGAGGTATATATTACTTTTTGCCCATCATAAAAACCATGATTATTAATTGTAATAATATTATTATCAGTGTCTATTGAGGCAAAAGTTTTTGGATTTAATACTAATCTTCTATTGTAATCATTATACCTTACAGTAACCGTTGTTGATATTCCGGATTTTACATTAATTGTTACATTATCAAATAGGGATAATCCATGAGTCTCTGCAGTAGAAACTGTTACAACATTTTTACTAACTTTTCCTATTAAAGTATTGGAATAATTTGTTTTAAAACTATGTGTATTACCAGTTCCAACCGAGGTAAAATACAAAATACTGTTTTGTAATGTGGAAGATCCAATAGCAACAAAAGTGCCTGTTGATCCTAATCCAACTTGAACTGTAGAAATTCCAATTAAGTCATTCGTAATTTTTGCTGCATAAACTGCTGAATTATTTGTTAATTGGAATGTCGAAACACCATCAGTAGAGACAGAAATTTGATTTCCTCCATTTGAAGAATAAATTAACAAATCTCCAGTTTTTATGTTGTGATTTTTAATATAAACTGATTGTGTTGGAATTGTTAACTGAGTAACTCCAGCACCTGGATTTGAAAAATAAATTGTACTAACAATTCCTACCCCAGAAGTTGTTCCAATACCAATGGATTCTATAGGATCGAAGTAAAACTCGCGATCGATAGCAAAATTATATGTTGTTGAAATGCCAAAATTTAATCCAAATTTCTTTGATTTTTCAGTGATGGGAGTTCCAATTTTATATGAGGTTATTCCTGTAGTTGCATTTTGATTACGAATAACTCTGACCCTAGATGATTCTTCATCTACGTTTAAAATTTTAATTTGTTCATCATTAATTTGGTAAATATCATTTTCTTTGATATTTGGATACTGCAAATTGCCAGTAACGTTAAAATAAGTAACTAGTCCAGTATGTTGAACAGATCCAATACCAGATGATAAAATGAGATTATTTTCCCTGACATTTATATTAGTAAATTTTTTATAATCATTTTTACCGGTGAAGACAACTAAGTCATTATTTAAATAATTATGAGGTACTGTAGTAAAACCTATAAATTGTTGTCTATCTGGATAAAGTTGAACATTTTCAAAAGATGAAGTTGCAACACTAATTTGATTCACCAATTTTCCCTTGATTGAGGAAACTTTTGCTCTAGATTCTTGAAACTTATATAATAATTCATTATTTAAAGTTATTTGATCACCTACTTTATAATTTTGTCCCCCTGATACATTAGTTAATGATTTTAGATAACCTTTAGAAATATTTTTAATTACAGAATTTTGATTTTTAATTTTATTTGGATTGAAGAGATAATCATAAAGTGGTGGATTATAAGGACCAATGTTTCTTTTCCAGTTTGTTTGATTTATATCAATGTTGTCTTGGTTTGATAGACTTTCAAAGTTGAAATTAATTGGTTTAGATTTATAAGTAGGTCCAATTGCATAAGGAAACGTTGGTTTTTTATAATTGGCAAATACTCCAGATTCTTCTACTTCCCCACTACCAATTGTTGTAAAATATGCATAAACTCCATTTGGATATTCTGGAGTAATTCCAAATCTTCCATTATGCTCATCCAAATCTCCGTTGGCATTGTACGAATAATCTTCGACAAAAAATCCTTGAGGATAAATGGAGGTGCTAGGTCTATTTTCTTTTAATTGTAATTCATAACTTGAACTCAGTAATTTGGCAGATCCTCCTTTTTCTGAAGCAAATCCATAAGGACCATAAATTGGATTTCCATCATAAGCCCAACCAATAATGGGAGAGTGAGATTCTGATGTTAATTCTTTATTACTGAAAATCTGTAAATCTGGAACAAAGATTTTTTTACCATCTTTGAAAGTAATTGATTGAACAGATCTCCTTAGGTTTCTTGGGGCATATGCATGAGCGTATTGA